ATGTACCATGATTCCTTTAGGCGTGATTTTGCGGCCTGCTGTATAGCAATCGTTTCGCGTCATGTATTTTGTAAAAAGCTTCATTTCTTTTCATCCTCCTCATTTGAGTGGCCATGCAGTTGTTCCAATGCGTTCTTCAGCTTTTCAGGAATGGGCAGTCCTATATGTGCTGCATTCTCAAGAATTGAAATTCCCTCGTTACTCAGGTAAAAGAAAATCACTGCTGTCCGGATTGCCCCGCCATTACCGAGCACCTGGCTGTCGATGATGTGTCCTACACCTACAAGTACAAAAATAAGCACTTTCTTAAAGATGCCCTTGGCCCCGACTTCACTCGAAAGCTTTCTGTCTACAACGGCACACATCACTCCGGTCACATAGTCAATGGCTACAAAAGCGATGAGTGCATATAAAAATCCATCCAGCCCTCCAAGAAACCAGCCAAGAAATCCGCCAATAGCAGTAAAAACCGCCTGTATCCAGTTCCATACTGTTTTCATTGTCTTAACCCTCCGTTCAACTTGAATTTTGCATATAAAAAAGCGCCCTGCCTTATAGCAAAGCGCTTTAACTAAGTCTTTAGCCTATATTTGTAAAGTTATTATCCCATCTTCCTTAACCTGAAATTAGGTCTGTAGACATTTATCCTTTTCCCTTTCTTCCAGAATGAAAAATCGTCATCGTCCAGCTTCCACAAGGCAATACCGCGAATTCTTTCTCCATGAACCAACTCCAGTAATTCACCTATTGTATCTCCTGCTGCAAACCAAGTTTTCCCGTCATTTGCTACAGCTGTCCACTGTCCGCTCTGGTAATCTTTAATCGGCAAGAGTTTTGTTCTTCCTGCAATCCATGTTGCAAGTTCCACAAGATTTTGCTCCGCTGTCATTTCTTCGCTCCACAGGCAGCCGAACAGTCCGATACCGGCTAATATTTTATGCCTCGGGACAAATTTCAAAAGTGTCATGTAGCGGCGTTTAAAATCTTCAAACCTTGTAATTGCCCCGGGTTCAGTCCATGGCCCATGGTCAAGATACGTCATAGGAGATATTCTATCCGCCCACTTTGCTATTTCGTAGTAATCAAACCAGGCATCCCACTGAATGTTGTTTGCATATGGATAAGGAGCTGCTACCACCAATTCATAATATCTGTTTAGTTCCGTATGCAGTTTTTGCGCTAGTGTCATAAACCATGCACTTGCTGCATTTCTATCTGTTTCCTTTACTTCCTCAAAATCAATACACACCCCATCCCAACTTTCACTAGTAATAGTATCAATTATAGCTTGTATGCTAGCCTGAGGATTCGCAAAAATCTGTGACGCTATATCCGAATCAAAGCCACTCTCCCCATAGTTGCCAAAGACAACATAGGCAGGCTTGCCTATGCTCTGCCACCATGTTTTGTCCGGGTTTATGTCACCTTCCAGACTTAAATCTTCAGTAAAGTTATACCCGTCAAAAACAGCGGTATCAATAAGCTCTTTGTTTTCACGCAGAGAATAGCAACCCCACTCACGATTGATTACATAGGCATATATATCAAGTGGCGGTTTAGGTTTTTGGGGACAAAACATTTCAAAAGTGTGGAATTTAACCAGGTTTGCAAAAGGCGCCATGAGATCATCGTTTAGCATCATCAGTCTTGGAATTTCGTCAATTACATCAACAACTGCAGGGTTATGATTCTGACGCGTGTCAAAAAGACCTGCCTGTATAGTGAACATGGCTTCCATGCCATTTTCCTTTTGATTTTCCCTCAAGGTTTCGTTATGAGCACCGAAGGGAAAAGCAAGCGTCCATACCGGCGGAATATATGCTCCCTCAGGATAAGTACTTTCTTCACTTATAAACCACAAATCCGGATTGACTGCCGCATCCTTTATATTATCAGCTGCTCTGCTGTTCCAAAAGCCTGTTACCTCTGAGTTTTTCGGATCGTACCTTCCTGAAATACAAAAAACCCCTTCTACCTCTCCGTCTTCATTCCTGGTGCTGTTTCTTGTTACAAACTTAAGACAGTATTCATGTCCTGCTTGTATATGATAGCTTTTCCCGTCATCAAACTCTATTTCCAATGTGTGTATTTCACGCCACTTTTTATTCGGTGAAAATCCCCTGCGGAGAAGCCTGAAATTGTCCGGATTTCCGCTGTTCCAGTCCCCGATATACACATCGCACAGGACTACATATCCGTTACCAAAAGGTGTAGCTGGATTAAATACAATTTTCCTGGTGACAAAGCTTCTTTCAAACATTGCTTTTAGGCAGGTTTCTACTTCCTCAAAATTTCCTGCCGGCACTTCTCCAATTTTTTCTCCGGTTATCGGGTCGGTAACATCTACCGTTTCTGTCCAAGAAGCACCGAAAATAGGTATCGCTATGGAATCCGAAGCAGTGTCAATATTTTTCATCGGATTCTCTCTTGTCAATGTGACACAATCACCTACATACTCTTCAATCGTCGTTTTTAGCCGCACCGTATCCGCGTCTATCCTGGCATTATACGCAGTTTCACTTTCGTTTTCTCCTGTACCGTCCGAAAGAATAAGCATGGGCAGCCCATGATGTACTGCCCAGGAACCTACCCTGTCATAGTCGCTCGAATAGCTGTTTGTAGCACAGTTTTCAATACTAAAAAGGCTGGGATCCATAAAGATACGCAACTCCTGCTGTTTATCAGATATGTTCTTGGTAAGAAAGCGGAGATTATACCAATTCCCTGTCTGGACAGTGTAAGGCTGGTCAAAATAAATTATATCGTACCTTCCCACCGGCCAGGAAATACCAAGCCCGGCATCGTAAAGATCCAGAGGTTCCTGCTTCGGCTGCCAGTTTTCTGCTGCCACTGTTTCGTTTACTATACCTGTACTATCCGCCTTCTCACCGATACTTACCTGTATTTTAACATCATAACAGGTCTCGGTAGGAATGTGCGTCGCTAATTTCAAGAGGATGCGGTCCACAGTCATTGTCTTGTCTGCATAAAACCCAACATAACTTTCGATTGGAAAAAGTTCGCCGTTCGGGCTTTTCCCGGTACCGGCAATAGGCAAAGCCCAGTATTGTGAAAGAGGATAATTTTCGCCTTGATTTAAATATGCATATATCCCGCTGTCCTGCCATATCCCGCAGGCAAAGGCGCTTTCGCTGTTTCCCTGTGCATCGGCCAAATCAAAATAATGTAAACCGAATGAATGACTGCCCAGAGTGCAAAGGCCGCTTTTAACCATCTCTTTAAGCTCAGCAAAAGTCATAAAATCCTGTTTTTCAACAGAGCCACCGATAACAAACACCGTAAAAGGCATATTATATTGTTTTAATATCGGATAGGCATATCGGTACACCCCGGCTCTTGCGTCATCAAACACAATCAGCACTGGTTTTTCCGGCAGGTCTTTTTCAACCAACAAGCCTTTCCAATAGTCCACATAATCCTTAATATGAATTGCTTTGTACCCGTTTTCATAAAGCCATTTGATATGCTCTGAAAACTGTTCGGGGTTATTGTAATACCACTGTTCGGTTCCGATTTCATGATAGGCAAGTACAGGGATATACCATGCTTTGTCCTGCATAACATCACTCTCCCACAGGGTCGGTACAGAAAGCCAGTACATTTATTTTGTACCCTGGCAGCAATGCTGGACCTCCAATTACCTTTACCCTCGCCCCGGTATAAATGAGATTGTTGTATTGATCCAATCCTGCTATCGCCTCTGTTTGAAGCATGAATGCCGATGTAGGATCATTTGCTTCAGCATTTACTTTTTGAAGAGCTGCGAAGATCACCGGCTGCTGATAGTAGCTGTTTGAAAAAGTAAACTCAACCGTTTCTGAATAGTCTCTCATTCCGTATTCAGCCAGCGTGTCCGCATCAATGAGTCTGGCTCTGTCCCATACATCTTTGCTTTCCTCTACCATCTGCATAAGCTTTGCAAGCCTGTGCTCTACCTGTCTATAGTTTAATGGCACACTGTCTATAACAAGTTCCTTTTCCTCGGGAGTTAGCGGATATTCAGTCACCTTTACCACAGAACTTTTCACTTCAATGCCCAGGTCATCATCCGTTACATAGACGATATCGCCCAACACCAGCGAATAATCCTCATAACCATTCAACGCGGATAAATCAACGGCTTTTACTGTATAGGAACATTTAGGCTGCTTGATGAGTTCGAGCTTAACCAATGCCGCTTCATAAAGCTGGTTTTCGCCAGCAATATCCGTCTTCCACGCATAGTCGTGTATGCCGTATATATCGGCGGTATCCGCTTCGATATAATCAAGGCCTGTCCCGTTAACTCCTGCGGTGGTCAAATTGTCCCTGCCCAGGGCATAAAGCCGGGTTCCGAACTCCCTGCGGTCAATTGTCCGCTCTATTTCCCTCAGGTTCTTTGTATATGAGAGTCTGACCCCGTTATCTTTACCTGAGCTGTTTAGTAAATTTACCTTTTTGTTTTTCGTATCCCATATAAGTATCCCTCCCCAGATTTCCGGGACACTCATTAAAAGCTCAAGCCGCGAAACATATTCCCGTTTTTCTATTGATGCCGTACCACCAACTTCCACATTACCTGCAGTCCAACTAAAGCGGTTGCCGCCAAGCATTTCCGTAATGGCTTCTTCTGCTGTCCTTGAGTGTAGCTCAAAAGACGGAAGTATGTCCCCTCCCAGTTCGGTCGCCGCTATTTCCGCACCAATGCGTGTATAATTTCCTTTGGCATCCTTAAAATCGGTTACTGTCTGCACAAGATAATACTGTCCGTTCCATTCCAGAAACATGCCTGGGCTGACCGCTATCTCACCTGGTACAAATTCGATTTCCATTTGGGACAATTTATTGACTTCATGTTCTACAGAGGCCTGAAACACATCCTTTAAGAATCCAATAAACACCATCTTTTGAGAATACAGCTTGAACCCATCAAACACTATAACCACCTCCCATAAACGGTAGTCTCAATCTCCGCCTTGCCGCCCTCCGCTAAAAAGACAAGACTGTTATCGCCCGGAGAAAGCTCGAAGAAATCCCCTTCGATATCACTTAAAACGTTATTCCCGTTCAGTTTTGCCGTCCAGCGGTTAAGATCCAGGACAAGTTCATCGTCTGTATATAGATTTCCGTTATATATTAATGTTTTATCTCCCAGATGAAGTCCCGGGGTTATTACCACATTCGGCTCATCCGTCAGCAGTTCCACTTCGTCGATCCAACTGGAGTAGCTCTGTACTTCTCTTGCCTCAAAGAACAGATATACTGTTCCTCCGGAATCTGTTGGGATAACCTTTCCGGTAAGCTCATTCCAACTGCCGGCTGTGCCGGATAACATGGTCTCTGATACTTGCGGATACTGCCATTCAGTGGTCTCCTCTTCTGCATAAACGGTAAGGCCATTATTAACCTGCGACTTTACTCTGGCCCTAAAAGAATACTCATGTCCTGCCTGATAACCCGTTATGGTAAAATAGCAGCGGGGAATATCGCTGGTTGTGTTATTCTTCTGCAACCTGCCCGAAGCAGCACCCGCAAATTTTTCCGTTGTGTCCCGAGTTAAGCTGCCGGAAGATGCCCCTGTGGCCTGAAACACCCAGCCGGAAGTATCAACTTCAAAACCAGGATTAGGGCATAAGTTTTCAGGAGACTGATCATTATTACGGAGGATTATTACAGGAGTTTCGGGATAAGTGCCCGGATTATTCAAAATTAGTTCCTGTCCTCTTTCTATATCACTAAAAAGATAGTGCTGACCGTCTATCGCATAAAAAAACGGATCCGGGCACAGGAAGGTGAGCGTCCCCATACCGACATATGCAATTCTTTCAAACTCAGTAGTACCCGACAACACTGCATTTACGGCTTTGTCCGGAATGTCCGGCAGAATTAGCTGTCTAGGACCCTTTCCCGGATCTAACCATGCTGCTGCCTCAAAGATTCTCATTCGAAGTTCCTTCCGGTTTGAGCAAATAAAGGCTATATCAATTTTTATCTCTCTGACTCCCAAGCGATAACCCTGGTATATTACACCGCATCTTCCCGGAAGTTCAGTTGTTCTGCTCTGGATTCCCGGCAGAATTGAATCATGCACTTTCTGAAGCAATATTTTTTTCTCTCTGCTTCTTATACCATCATAAATAAACTCACTCATCAGATTTGCACCCCTTGAGCACGCAGGTTTTGCAGGGAGCGCCTGCTTAGAATTTCGGATATTGCAGGTGTAATTACCCTGGCAATTTCCTTGGTATCAAGATATACGGGCACTTCAATTGCAATTCGCGACGGGCTTAATAATCCTGTTGCGTCTGCGCTGGTAAACCCAGGCGATATATTAAAGTCCGTCGGCACCGCATTTTGCATATCGTCCGCCACTCTGGCCATAGCCTTGTCAAATCCCTCACCAATACCTAATGCCATATTGCCGCCGATGCCTTCAAAAACGGTGGACGGTGAGCGGATGCCAAGAAAATTTTTCACGCCGTCCACAATTCCGGAGAAAAAGCCGCTGACCTTGTCCCACAGCCAGCTTTCGAGGCCCTTGATGCCTTCCCAAATGCCCCTGACAATGTTCCTGCCGATCTCCACCACCGAAGAGACCGCTTTGTCCAGGCCTTCAATGATGGCCGCAATAATCCGCGGCAAGGATTTAACAAGTTCAGGAATGGCTTTTACAAGACCAATAGCAAGCTGCACGATCAGCGTAATTCCCAGCTCTATGATCTTCGGCAGGTTGTTTGTCACAAAATCAATGATTGATGCAATAATCCTCGGCAGCGCCTCGATAAGCTTTGGCAGGGCGTTTAATAATCCCTGCGCCAGCCCTTCAATAATGGCAAAGGCCGCTTCGAGGATTTGATCCATATTGTTTATGAGTGTCTCGCAGATAAGGATGATTGCTTCGACGATTGCGGGGATCAGCTCGGGAAGCGCCTCTCCGATGCCAATCGCCAGTGTAACAATCATTTGTACTGCGGCTTCCACCAAAGCGGGAAGGTTGTCAATAATTCCCTGCACCAGCGCCATAACAAGCTGCAAAGCACCGTCGGTTATCTGCGGCAGTGCATCGATTAAAGCCTGCAGCAGCGTCATGACAATCCGCACCGCCGCGTCGATAATAACCGGCAGATTGTCCACTATTGCACCGCCGATGGATGTGACGATATCCAATCCTACCTGAATGAGGTTGGGCAGGTTTTCCATCAGCATGTTTACAAGGCTTCCCACCGTATTGCCGATGACCCCGCTGATCTTCGTCCAGTCTCCGTTTGCTTCAGATAATCCACGAGTAAATTCCCCGAGAAGCACAACCCCGTCGTCGGCCAATATCTGAAGCTGGGGAAGCAGCACGGTGCCCAGCATGTTTTTGGCCGCCGCGCCGCCCGCCTTGAGCCGCTGGATGCTGTCGTCAAATTTCCCGAGAGCGTTCAATGAATCCTCGCTCATCACTGCGCCCATGCGCTTTGCTTCCTCGGTCAGCTCCGCTATCCCTGCCGAACCCTGCGCAATCAGGGGATTGAGTTCCTGTGCGGACTTTCCGAAAATCTGCATGGCCAGCGCGTCACGCTCAGTTTCGTTGGACACCTTGCCAAGTGCGTCTATGGTTTCCCAGTATACGGCTTCGCTGTCGCGCAGGTTGCCGTTGGCGTCCGTGACCGAAACGCCGAGCTTCCGGTAAGCGTCCGCGATCTCACCGGTGCCTTTCCGTGCTGAAGACATGGATCTGACGTTCCTTGCCATGCTGCCGGTTAAAGTGTCCAAGGACACATCCACAAGCTCCGCCGCGTACTTGTACGCCTGCAGGCTGTCGGTGGACATGCCGGTTACGGTTGAAGCGGTCAGGATTTCATCGGCATAGGCCGCGGAATTTACCGACATATCCACAAGAGCCTTTCCCGCGCCTACCGCCGCCGTGCCAATAGCCGCCAGCGCCGCGCCCATGGCCACGCCGATCCCTTTCAAAACGCCGCCCAGTTTTTCAAAGTGCCCGCCCGCGTCGTCCGCCTGATCCGCGGCCTTTTTAATTTCATCGCCAAATTCATCCGCCTGTTTTTCCGCTTCGTTAAACTCTTTTTCTGCAGCATCCAGCGCTTTGTTGCTCTGCTCCAGCTCGCGCTCCATTTTGTTGAGTTCGGCTTTGGCGTTGTTGAGCTGTATCTGCCAGGACTGAGTGCGCCGGTCGGTCTCCCCGAAAGAGGAGGCGGCGTTGGCAAGCGCTTTCTCCAAGGTAGCTATTTTTTCTTTCTGCGCGTCGATCTCTTTACTAAGCACCTTGTTTCTAGCAGTAACAGCTTCAACTGATTTATCCTGCTTGTCGAACTGAGATGCGACCAGGTTCATTTCGCTACCCAGTACCTTAAAACTTTGGTTGATCTCACGAATGGCGTTTTTAAATTCCTTTTCGCCTTCAATCCCGATCTTCAAGCCAAAATTGTCTGCCACATAACCGCCTCCTTTCCTGCAAAATTTTTAAATTCCATAAGGTATCACATCATCAATGGTCAGCATACGCTTTGGTTTCGCCAGCCCTAAAAACTGCTTATGGCACTCCCATAAATCCAGCAGGTATCCAATAGGCATTAGCCATACTTCATCCTCTGAACGGTTTAACTGGACAGTGCCGTAATATAAAAGCCGAGTGAACAATTCCTCATCGCTCACCCGGCCGGTTTGTTTTTTGAGTCATCCTCGCTTTCAACGTTTCTTTTCGTGCCTTTGAACATTGCTTCCATTATAGCGTCTTTATATGTTGCCAGTTCCAAAGGAGATGTGAGAAGTTCCACTGTCTCTTCAGTCAGGAGTTCACGCTTATCCTGATTTTTAAGGTTGTGTATCAAAATGCTCTGGTTAGCCAACAGTGTAATCAGCCATACCACTTCGTCAAGAGCCATCTCGAAGTTCTCGGTTTTCATCAGTTTCGTGCCGAGGTTTTCAAGACCGCCGTACCTTTTTGCAATCTCCTTTGTCGCTTTAGTGGTTAGAATAAGCTGATATTCTTCATCGCCGATTTTGATAATCGCGCTTCTGTCATTATCCTGCATTATTCGCTGCCTCCTCCCACAGCAAATACCGGCTCATAAACTTCCGTATACCAGCCGGTAATAGTTTCAGGCGATACACCGGGATCGTCTTCGCTGACCTCCGCCTTCCAAGGGTGCTTTCCCTGGCCATCTGGTTTGTTACGTCTCATGACTGTCCCTTCAATGGTGGGTGTCGAAAAGGTAATGCTATCGCCTTTCGTCTGCAGATTTGTCGCCGGGATGCCGAATTTTACCCTATAAAGCCAAAAATACCTGTACTTGCCGTTAGCTTTCTTGGCTCTAAAGCCGATTGCCACAGGAGCGCCACCATCCTCACTGGCAGAAATCAGCACATTATTGTCATCAAGGGTGGCTCCCGTCAAAACCTCTGCAGCGGCTACTCCGATGTCTGCAACGCCAAGAGTCAGGGTGCCGCTTTGAAATTCCTTGACCACTTCTGCCGCCCCGTCATCGGCATAAAGCGTCGCCTCTGCCAGCTCCACAGAAAGCTCTGCCGTAATAGCCTTAGCCAGCGGAACAGGCGTGTCGTATGTCTCTTCTCCGTTTTCATTCTCAGTTATTTTGGCATAATATAACCTGTCCAGTCCGATTGTGGCCATGTTTTTCATTCCTCCTTTACTTCATACTCTTTTGCCACATCAATGGCATAGTGGTGATAGCCGGTATCGTCCTCATGGCCTATATACCGCCTGTCGGTAATGGTAAAGCCCGCTTGGAGCAATGTGTTCACTATTTCGTTTTTACGGGCAGTGTAGTTTCCCTTTATAAATAAAGACAACCTTACCTCCTGGGTTTCTACCTGAGGCCGGTTGTCTGCAAAAACCTCAAATGTATCTGTCATCGGAGTAATGACAAGGTACTCATCTGGCGGTACACCGCTAAATACCCCGGTTTCAATGGGGATACCCAAACCATCCAATAACGAGTTTAATTCTGACAATATGCTCATAT